TCTTACTTTTTTGAAAAAAAAAAAAAGGAGAAACGGCTTCATGAAAAAGACGAAGCTGGAAAGGAATTTTCAGAGCGGACTTATCAAAGAGCTGGAAGCGCTCTTTCCAGGCTGCATTATCACGAAGCTGGACTCCAGTCATATTCAGGGGATTCCTGATTTGCTGATCCTGTTCGGGAAGAAATGGGCTTGTCTGGAATGCAAGAAAAGCGGCAGCGCTGCTCACCAGCCAAATCAGGATTATTATGTGGGACGAATGAACGAGATGTCCTTTTCAAGGTTCATCTTTCCAGAGAACAAGGAGGACGTTATTCGTGAATTGGAACAGGCATTCCGATCTTGAGGGCACGCATGCCTTTCTGAGCGCAAGCAAGTATCACTGGTTGAACTATTCTGACGACAAAATCGCAGAAAGCTATTCCAGTTATATTGCGGCGCAGAAGGGTACCGAGCTTCATGATTTTGCGGCGCATTGCATACGGCTTGCGCAAAAACTTCCCAAGAAGCAGCTGACATTGAATATGTATGTAAATGACGCCATCGGCTACAAGATGGTGCCGGAGCAGCCGCTGTACTATTCCCCGAACTGTTATGGAACCGCAGATTGTATTTCCTTCAGAAATGGCAAACTGCGCATCCATGACTTGAAGACCGGCGTAACGCCGGCGCATATGGAGCAGCTGATGATCTATGCTGCTCTTTTTTGTTTGGAGTATAAAGTGGATCCAAGCAAAATTGAAACGGAGCTTCGAATCTATCAATCCAATGAAATTCTGTATCACTGCCCCGACGCCAGCGAGATACGCCCCAAGATGGAAAAGATTATCCGCTTCGACAAGATCATTACCGATATCAGAGAACAGGAGGAATAAGCCATGGAACATGATGGCATCGAAAATCTGGACGAAATGCTGTATCTGGAAGACAGCGAAGACATTCTCGCCCACTATGGTATGCCCCGGCGTTCCGGGCGATATCCGTATGGTTCCGGTGAGGATCCCTATCAGCATACCGGCAGCTTTGCGAGCCGCGTGCAGGAACTTCGAAAACAAGGACTAAGCGAAAAAGAGATTGCGACGGCTGTCGGATGTAAAAACACCAGCGATCTCCGAGTCCAGTATTCAAGATCTGTCAACGAGATGCGCGGCGACCGAATTGCGACTGCGCGTTCGCTGAAAGCTGATGGACTGAGCAATGCTGAAGTTGCCCGAAAGATGGGAATCAATGAATCCTCCCTTCGAAGCCTGCTGAATGAGCATTCTGAAGCGCGCATGAATGCGGCGCAGAAGACAGCTGATTTTCTGCGTGCTCAGGTTCAGGAAAAGGGTATGATTGATGTCGGCATCGGTGTGGAGCGAGAACTGAACATCAGCCGAGAGAAGATGACTCAGGCGCTCAAGATTCTGGAGGACGAGGGTTATGTGTGGTATGGCGGAGGCGTTCCACAGGTAACCAATCCCGGAAAGCAAACCAACATCAAGGTGCTGTGCCCTCCCGGAACAGAGCATAAGGAAATCTACGATTTTGAGAACGTCAAAACGATTACCGATTATGTGCAGCGGTATGACGATGATGGTGTAGAACGGTTTGAACGAAAGTTTGAATATCCTGCATCTATGGATTCGTCCCGTCTGATGATTCGGTATCGCGATGATGTTGCGCCGGATGGTCATACGGGCGTTGAAAAGGACGGTACCGTAGAGATTCGACGCGGCGTGAAGGATCTTGACCTTGGTGAAAGTCATTATGCGCAGGTTCGCATCCTTGTGGACAACGACAAATATATCAAAGGTATGGCGTTCTATTCCGATGATCTGCCTGATGGTGTCGATGTGGTATTCAACACCAATAAGACGCCCGATCAGGCTGAAAAGGTACTCAAGCCTATTAAGACGGACGATCCGACAAACCCGTTTGGTTCGCTCCTTCGTGAAGAAGGCGGTCAGTATCGATATACGGATGAGAATGGCGAACGCAAGCTTGGTCTGATTAACAAAACGAGACAGGAAGGCGATTGGGGCGATTGGGCTGATGCGCTTCCTTCCCAGTTCCTGAGCAAGCAGTCCATGACGTTGATCAATCGTCAGCTGGATTTGGCGAAGCAGGACAAGCTGCTGGAGTTTGACGACATTTGTTCTCTGACCAATCCGACGGTAAAGAAGCAGCTGTTGGAGAGTTTCGCCAACGACTGCGATGCTGCCGCTGTGCATCTGAAAGCAGCTGCGCTTCCGAGACAGAAGTATCAGGTCATCCTGCCCGTATCTACACTGAACGACAATGAGATCTATGCGCCTCGCTATGAAGATGGCGAGACTGTTGCGCTGATCCGCTATCCGCATGGCGGCACCTTTGAGATCCCGATCCTGAAGGTGAACAACAAGCATGCCGATGGTAGGCGCATTGTCGGCACAGATGCTTCCGATGCTGTCGGCATCAATTCTAAGGTTGCTGAGCGACTGAGCGGCGCCGACTTTGATGGCGATACTGTTATGGTCATTCCCTGCAATTCGAGCAGCAGCAAGATCAAGATTACCTCGTCCCGACCGCTTGAAAAGCTGGAAGGCTTTGATCCGAAGATGGAGTATCCTGAGCGTCCCGGTATGAAGTACATGAAATACAAGGACGCCAACGGAAATGTGATAGACTATACCCAAAAGGAAATGGGTATGATCTCCAACCTCATTACGGATATGACCCTGAAAGGCGCAACAACTGATGAGCTTGCCCGTGCTGTACGACATTCCATGGTTGTCATCGATGCAGGTAAACACAAGCTGGATTACAAGCGCAGCGAGGCTGAGAATGGCATTGCCGCCTTGAAGAAGCGCTATCAGCAGTACACGGATGAGGATGGCAAGGAGCATGAAGGCGGAGCTTCCACCCTGATCTCCAGAGCTAAGTCACCTGTGCAGGTACTCAAGCGTAAGGGTCAGCCTCACATCAATGAGAAGGGTAAGGAATGGTATGATCCTACCAAGCCCGAGGGCGCCCTGGTATACAAGGAAGTTGTGGAAGAATACATCGACAAACGCGGAAAGAAGCAGACACGCATGCAGGACTCCACCCGGATGGCGGAAGTGGATGACGCCCACCGTCTGTCTTCCGGTACAAAAGAGGAGAATGCTTACGCTGACTATGCGAATGCAATGAAGGATCTGGCCAACCGTGCCCGTCTGGAGTACGCCCATACCGGCAGGATGGAGCACAAGGCCTCCGCTACTCAGGTGTATCGCGATGAAGTGAACAAGCTGGAAGCACAGCTGAATCTGGCTCTTCTGAATGCTCCCCGTGAGCGGCAGGCGCAGCTTGCAGCCAACAGCGAGATTAAAGCTATGAAGAAGGCCAATCCCAGTATGACAAGCGAGGAAAAGAAGAAACTTGGACAGCAGGCACTGAGCAGGGCGAGAACCAAGTATGGCGCAGGTAGGCGGACGATTGACATCACACCGCGAGCATGGGAAGCCATACAGGCTGGTGCGATCAGTGAAACCACGCTTAAAAGCATTCTTCGCTTCGCTGACATTGATCAGGTGCGTTCCTATGCCACTCCAAGGACTACAAAGCAATTGTCCCCCGGCAAAGTTGCACGCATCAATGCGCTTCGTGCTTCCGGTTACACAACTTCTCAGATCGCCAATGCGCTTGGCGTTTCTACGACAACAGTTTCCAACTATCTGAACGGAAAGGAGTAAGCGAGTATGGCAAAAGCACAGTGTATGCTCACGACAATCGACAATCCGTACAATCCGTTTACTCAGTTCAGTAAATGGTTCATGTTTGATACGGAGAAAGGCTACAATTCGTGTGGTTATCTGGACAGGATCGCACGATCTTCCGACGAACTCAGCGAAGAAGAGAACGCTGCTGAGATCGAGAGAGCGATTGATGAGATCCTGAAATATGATTTCACGAATATGCGCAAGAAAATATACAATATTTCAATATAATATCTGCAAATAAGGACAGAAAGGGTATAGGGAGGGGTCGCCAAAACGACACCCCCCACCCCACAT